GTCTGTGAATGGGGATGGCGAGATACCCTCCCCCGGATTGCATGAAGTCGGCGAAGAGCATCGCCACAGCATCGCCACAGCATCGCCACAGTCTGAGCGAGAGAGGGCATACGCTTTGAGAGGGGGCGTGGGGGAGAGTCATGGGGTGTTTGTATCGGATTGTCAATGTCCGGACGGGGCAATGTTACATTGGACAAACGGCGTATTCACAGCCGTTCACGAGGTTCCTTCGGCACAAGCAAGAGGCCCGAGAGGGGAGTGGTAGTCTCCTTCATTGCGCAATGCGAGAGGATGGAGAGGACCAGTTTGAATGTGAATGTCTTCGTCAAGTGTCGAACGATCAGTTGAACACCCTCGAGGCGTACTATGCAGAGCAATATGGGTCGTATGCGAGTGATGGAGGGTACAATGAGCGAGAGTGTGGAGGGGCAGCTGTGCGGCGAGAGATGAGTGATGAGACGCGGATGTGGATACGTCGACGGTCCATCTGGCGGCAGCGGAAGGGATAGGGCGAGGCTGTGTAAATGGTCCAAATTCCTTTAAATGGTGTCAAGCGTTTTGCAAGAATGGGCCGAGGTGAAAACAGTTGGCGTTGCGTCGAAAGTTGGGTGTGGGGTTTGAGTGAAGGGCTTGAAGGGGGGTGGGGTGGGCTGGGTGCGGGCCGGGGTGTTGTTGTTTGAGGGAAAACGGACCTTGAGGGAGGTGGTGGAACCAGAAGGTACAATGAAGCCTCTCCTCAAGTGGGTCGGGGGCAAGACGCAGCTTCTCGAGACGATTCTCCCTCAGATTCCCGAGACCCTCACCTCCTATTATGAGCCCTTCGTCGGTGGAGGAAGTGTCCTCCTTGCGGTCCTGGCAGCACGCAGTCCAGAGCGAGTCTATGCCTCGGATGTGAACCCGGCGCTCATCAACGTCTATCAGAGCGTCCAGTCCTCCCCTGAGGCTGTGAGTGTCTGTCTTCGCATCCTGGAGCAGGAGCAGAGCGAGGACCCAGAGGCCTTCTACTACAAGATGCGAGAGCTCTACAACAGTCTTCCTCCGACGGGACCTCAGCATGCGGCGCTGTTCCTCTATCTGAATAAGACCTGCTTCCGGGGCGTCTATCGCGAAGGACCGCGAGGGTTCAACGTTCCCTATGGACACTACAAAAGCGTAGAGCTTCCGAGTCTCGAGACCCTGACTGCGATGTCAAACGTCCTTGCACCCGTCGTCTTCACCTGCGAAAGCTTCGAGACAGTCCTCCCTCGTGCGAAGGCTGGGGACTTCGTCTATGTGGATCCACCCTATGCCCCGGAGACTGCGACCTCGTTCGTGGGCTATGTCGCAGGAGGATTCCCACACCATCAGACGCTCTTCGAGGGACTCAAGGCTCTCCCCTGCCCGTTCCTCATGAGCAACTCAGATGTCCCGTTGGTCCGCGAGGCCTTCCCTGACCCCAACTACAAAACATGCCAGGTTCTCGCTCGACGTGCCATTCATTCGAAGGACCCGAGTAAGAGCACGATGGAGGTTCTTATCACCAGGTCTTCGGCAGGAACGTCGTAACGAACTGCGTCCGCAGGTAATACGCGCGGGTCTTCGGCGCGTCGCCCCCGGCTCCCTTGGTGCGGGTCTGGAGGTACGTGCCCGTGCTCGAGGTCAGCGTGCCGTCTGCGAGGAACGCCGTGCGGATGGCCTCGTAATCCTTGGCGAGCGTTGCCGTGAGCTCAGGCGAGAGCTCCAGGTCGGTTGCGGGGAAGAACCGCACCATGTCCCCCTCGCGGAGGTAGGGGATGTACAGCACCCGCTTCAATTTTGTCCCGCAGTCAGAGGACTCAAACGTGTCCTGTGCCTGGAGGTGGTTCTTGTTGAGCATCGTCACAGCGATAGTCTCCTTGGGGACGAGCTGTCCCGTCTTGGTCTGCTTCAGGGGGAAGACCTTCACCTCGCCGTCGATACAATCCAGCTTCGCCGAGCTCGTCGGGATGCCGGTCAATTTCTCACACAGAAGTCCGACGAGACCCTTATTGGTCGTCTTGGGGCAGTGCACTGCCTCCAGCCGCGACACGACGAGCGCCACATCGTTGAGAGAGGGGCGTGTCATGTTGAACTGGTACTGTCCTTTGTTCCTCGGAGGAATCGAATCCGTTTTTGTCACCCAGCCTGGGGGATAGCGTTGCCAGACCGAACCGGACCTGTGGGTGACAAAAACGGATTGAGTTCCTCCGAGGAAAACGGACAGGGCCCCTACTCTCCTCTCACTCATCAAGCAACCATGCCGCTCTGCGCCTTCTTCACTGGGAAGTTCACCCAATGCACCCACAACACACAGCATGCAGACCACACCTACTGCGGAGTCCACGCGGCCAAGGCACGCCAGATGATCGATCGGGTGGGACCAGTTCCCGAGGGAGGATGCCCGTGCGTGGTGGGCAACCCAGGACACTGGTGCGGGCGGGCGGTTCAGGAGGGCCAGTCCATCTGCGAGAACCACCTCCGGAGGAGGGATCACCGGACTGCCCTCGCAGCCGATCGCAGGGAGACGCAGGCCGCGGTCAACCGGTTGACCGATGAGTACCTGCTCCAAGTCCCGCGGCCCGACTGGAGGGATGTCGTGGACGAGGTTCAGGTGCGGATGAACCTGCCCCACGGAGCAGAGGGGAGGCTCGAGAGGATGCTGGCGTACTATGCGGCGCGCAGGTACTTCCTGCTGACGACGGACCCCGCGGTGCAGATCGAGGTGCTCATGCATTACTGGGTCGGCGAGCCGATGGACATCCAGCTTCCCCCAGTGGCTCCCCCAGTGGCACCCGCGGCGCCTGTAGGGGTCTTGGGAGGGTTGGCAGCGGATACGCAGAGCGTCCACCGCGAGGTGGTCGTGCAGCAGACCAACACCAACACGGAGATCCTGCTGGAGGCCTCGAAGGAGGCGGCCGAGGACTTCGACCCGGAGAGCTGGGTGACCACGTGGTGGCTGTTGATGCCGAACCGGCCGACGTTCAACATCTACTACCGGGTCATGCAGGACATCCACTTCTGGTACACGAAGAAGACGTGCAAGGTGGCGTCGGACTGGCTGTACAAGCGGGTCTTCACGGGCGCGGTGTTCAAAATCTCCGCTGTCGAGGACCGCGACCGCAGGTACGAGCTTGCGAAGCGCCTCTGGGAGGAGTGCATGGAGTCAGTGGACATGTGCTGCGAGGGACACATTGGCCGGTTGGCGAATGTGTTCGTCGGCTTTGACGAGAACTTCAAGTCTCCTGCATCTCCGAACGAGATGCTTCAGACCCAGCTGGCGGAAATCGCCCAGCTGAAGCTCCGCCCGGAGGTCAAGCTTGCGAAGGCCAAGACGGTCATGGACGAGCTTGGGATTCCGGAGGCCGAGCGTGGGCCTTGGTTGGAGGCGCTGGAGGAGTAGGGTGTGGAATGGGGTGGATGGGAGTGTGAGCGGAACCTTTAGGTGACGTGGGTGGATTTTCCCATGAGGGTACAATGAAGACACGCAGACTTCGCTTGAAGAGTCTCAAGCCGTCGCGCAATCCTGCGAAGAAGTTTGATGCCACGTTCGAGTACCCGGATGGGCATACGAAGACGACGTCGTTTGGAGCGAGAGGCATGTCCGATTTCACCAAGCACAAGGATACGCGGCGCAAGGCACGCTACCTCCAGCGGCACGGACATATGGGAGAGGATTGGACGGATCCCACAACCGCGGGAGCTCTCGCGAAGTGGGTCCTCTGGAACAAGCCGAGCTTCAGGGCGTCCGTTGCGGACTACAAGAAGCGTTTTCACTTGGGCTAAGGGAACAGAGCAAATGTCTTGCATCGTCTGCAGTCGCGATCTTGGCAAGTCTGCCGAACATCGAGAGTGTCTTCTTCAGCTGTTCAAGGAGTCTAAAATTAAGTCGATTGGAGACTGGATTGAGATGTCGATGCCCAAGACGGTCATCAAGGGGCGAGTGTTTCGTCAACTAGAACGCCCCACGAATGCGGGAACGCCGAGTGCAACAGCGTAGAGACCTCGTGAGCAACATCCCTGATCTCCTTCTGGGCATCTTCGGTCTTCCGCAGGTTCACCAGTCGAGCGTACGCAGCGAGACTCCCGGTCTCAATGAACTCGGTCATCATGTTCTGGGGGAGAATCATCCGAGCCTGCTCGGGAGGCACGCCTTCCTCCAGAAGCTTCGAATAGGTCGCAACGGTCTCCTCGCAGGAGGCCCGCAGGATGTCCAGGAGTTCCTCTGAATAGGCGTGCGTCTCCTCATTGCTGCCCTGCTTCTTGTTCGGAGCCCGGGTGCGAATCGCGTCGGGCAGACAGAAGGTCGGAGGTGAATCTACATAGCGACGACTGACCTCGTTGCGCGCAAACCCGATGGTGTGTCGATACCATTCCCGGGCCATCCAGATCGGCATCTTCAGGCGAAAGCGAGCCTGGGGATGGAAGAAGGGGCTGACGTGATTGTGACCTGCGAGATACTTGATGAGACGAGCATCCTTGTCCGTGAACTCGGAGACCTCCTTGCCGAGGCTGACACGAGCTGCATTGACGACGGTAAGGTCATCGCCAAAGGTGTCGAGAAGTTCAACGGAGCAGGGTTCAAACATTCTCTTTAGAAGGTCGTACACAGCACCGCGTAAGTTCATCGACGAGGAGGAGAAGGGCTGTCATGCCCAGGGCTGCGATGAGGGGTTCGACCATTTACAGTTCGAGACGAAGAGAGATCGCGGGAAAGAACCGACGCCAGAGGTCCCCGAGGGTGAGGGTCTGCCCCGACTCGAACCAGAGGCGGGCGAGGGCATTGAAGAGATGGACGTAGAGAAGGGCCACGAGAACGACAATGAGCCACCGCATTACTTCCTGCGGCGAGTCAAACGGCGCTTGGTCTTCCGCGCACGTGTCTTGCGACCCTTGGCGGATTGAGGCGTGAACCGCGTGGGCTTGACGTTAAGGTTCTTCCCGATCTCCCGAACAAGGTCGTACGGGATCGGTTCACCGCGCGGCTTCACCATCGTAGACACCATTGCGAGTCCTTTTGCGTTGACCCTCTTCTCGAAGAAGGCGATGACATCCCCTTTCGCCTTATCGACGGGGGTTTGATTCATATCGTCCGTCACTGTCGGGTCTGCACCAAGCTCAAGAAGACGCCGCGTCGCTGGGACATTTCCAAAGGAACTTGTGAGGTGAAGAGGGGTCACACCCCAGGTGTTCTTCGCGTTCACATCGGCTCCGTGCTCCACGAGATAGGAAAGAATGTCGGGCTTCACCGAACTTCCTTGGACCGCCCAATGGAGCGGTGTGGCTTGATAGACACTCACGGCGTTGACATCGGCTCCAGCCTCCACAAGACGTCTGACCTCAGCCATGTCCCCACCAAGCGCTGCGACATGGAGGGGCGTTAGGCGATGCTCCGCGATCAGTCGTTCCATTTGTCTTAGAGACGGAAACTACTTGCGACGATGGGTGACCCGGCGCTTGGGCTTCCGCGCACGGGTCTTCTTGCGACCTCCCTGAAACGACTTCACCTTGCGTTGCAGGTCTTCAGGAGCATCGAGTCCTTTCTTGGCCCGGTCTTCGAACACCCGGTCTGTGTTCACTTTGTCCTCGACCCGCTGAGCCATCCACTCCTTGTACTCCTCAAAGGCGGCTTTGGATTCGGCCTTCCCCAGATCGGCAGGGACCTTCCCATTCAGGTTCTGATTGGTCGCCTTTGCGCCGTGTTCGAGAAGAAAGCGAATCGCCTTGGGGTTCTCATTGCTACTTGCGCGGTGAAGGGGCGTGTTCAAGCGTACGTCCGCCGAGTTCACGTCTGCGCCCTTCTTCACGAGAAACGCAAGGATCTCGAGATTCGAGGTGGTCCCTCCCATCAACGCCCAAATGATCGGAGTGGACTCATTGGAATCCTTGGCATTGACATCGGCTCCCTTGTCCACAAGAAGCTCGACAATCTCCAGGTCGCGTTGAACCGCCAAGTGAAGCGGGGTTGCGTCGATGGGTTCGTCTTCGTCGTCGGGCTCGGGCTCTTCGTCCTCCGCCGGCGGAGGCGGTCTCAGGGCGAGGAACCGGGCGGTTGCGTTCGGGTTCGCGCCGTTCTTCAGGAGATGCTCTACCAGCGTGGTATAGCCTGCCCCAACGGCAAGGTGGAGCGGCGTGAGTCCCGTGTCTGGATCCGAATAGGTCGCCTCAATCCGCCGACGCTTGAACAGGGCATCAAATCGGGGCCAGTCCTCGTCCTCCAAGGCCCGCATGAGGTCTTGCATGAACTCCTCCATTTGTCTTACTGCAGAGAAATCTGCTGCGCGCGCGGGAGGCGGCGGGTGAGAAGCTCACGCGTGGTCACAGACTCGGCATCGGGCTCCTGTCCTGCAGCAGGGAGACCCTCCATCGTCCGGAGCACTTCGGTCATGCGCTGGGGGTCATCTGCGAGGAGGATGGCAATCTGGGTGCGAACAACCTGCTTGCTAGGACGAGCGCGAACTGTCCTCTGCTGGCGGGCAATCGTGCCTCCACCTCCCTCGAGCACAAACTGGTCGAGGTTCTGGCCTCGCATGAACTCCATGACCTGCTGACTCAGAGCGAGCTTGCGAGTGCGAAGCTCCTTGAGCTGAGCCTGGAGGACACGGGCCTCATCATCTAGCGCAATCCAGCTCCTGAGAACCTCGCGGACAGCTGTCGAATCGTCCATTTGCGAGCTTCCCGTCGCTTCGTTGAAAGTGTCTTGCCGCCCCGGAATCCTTTGCCAACGTCGAGGTTCGTCTTCTGTCCTCGAAGTCGTTCAAGTGCGGACACGGGAGTCTCTGGGGTCTTGAGTTCTGGAGCTGGGGGAGCCTCTTGGGCGACCGGGGCGGGAGCTGGAGCTGGGGGAGCCTCTTGGGCGACCGGGGCAGGAGCTGGAGCCTCTGGAGCTGGAGCTGGGGCTGGAGCTGGGACTGGAGCTGGAGCTGGAGCCTCTTGGGCGACTGGGGCTTCTGCGGGAGGAGCCTCTGCCACAGGCGTTGCGGTCGGCACTGGCTCTGTCACAGGTGTTGCGGTCGGCACTGGCTCCGTCACGGGTCCTGTCGCGGGCGTTGCGGTCGGGACGGCGGTGGCGGCAGCTTCGGCTCCCCGGATTCCTCGCACGGCGTCCAACAGAGTATCGGACCCAGACTTGACTCGCTTGTACGCTTCCGACCCTTTCGTCTGGAAGTACTCGGCAATCTGCGTGCCGAAGTCCTGGACGAGAAGAAGGCCGTTCCAGACATCCTCGGTGAGCTTGATGCGCTTGTCGTTCATTTGGTCGGCCGTACGGTTTATGTCGAGGAACCCATCGGCCAGAGCATCTCCGATCGGCATGGGGATAATCCGCAACATGGAGTCGATTGCAGAGGTGAAGTCCTGCCGACTGAAGGAGATGACTGCGAAGATTGTCCAGACGAACATGCCAACGACGGACACGAGAACCATCCCGAACAACTGTGCGCCCGGAAGAGGGATGAGACCAAACATCACCGGAATTCCCTTCTGGAGAATCTTGACGAGGATACGGCCTCCTGCGGTCATCGCATCCAGCGCAACGGACAGCACACTTCCGACGAGAGGAGTGGCCTCAAGGAAGCTGGTGAAAAACATGAACATAAAGGTCAGCTTCACGAGGGTTCCGAGGTACGGCGACGCTGCGGCCTTGACCCACCACCGAGCTCCGTTGCCAAGGAAGTCTCCGGCGGTCTTCTTCGGCTTGATGGGAATCACCGGAACACCCTGGGACTCCAAGAAGCTCTCGAGCGAGGGTCCCTTGGCTTTGGGAAGGGCGCCAAGATCGCCCTTGGACAGTGCAGACGCGATGCCTGAGGCCTGTCCCATCAGAGCTCCAGCCCCAGGAGCAACTGCACCGAGAAGGTCACTGGGCTTCCCATCGACGAGTCCCTTGGCTTTGCCAAAAAGGTCCTTGGCCTTGTCACTGTCTCCGAAGCTCTTGGCCTTGTCCATGAGTCCCTGCATCTTGTCGCTGTCCCCGAAGCTCTTGGCTTTGTCCGCAAGGCTGTCAAGCGAAAACGCACCTCCCTTCAGTCCACCAATCGGGAAGGCACCCTGCTTGGAAAAGAGCATCTGTTTCGCGGTCTTTGCGAGGTCCTTCGGGATGGACCCACCTCCAGTCTGCACTGCTCCATCTCCCTTCCACCAGGCCTCCTCTTCAGGTGTGAAGGGAATCCGTTTGAGTCGTTTGTGTGCGAGTTGCCACCGATAGGCGATTTCGTCGGACGGCACAGGTCCACCCAAGGCCTGTGTGCGTTCCGTGATTCCGTCCAACCGACGTTCCATTATCCTCTCCGGCGACATTAGTATTTCCACTTCGTATCACACTCCAAGCACGTCACGAAGGTCGTCATGGGCTCATCCGCCGACCTCGTCTGCACCTGATAGTAATCGCACTTGGTCTTGCGCTTGCACGACCGGCAGAACATCTCGATATTCGCCGTGACCTTCTTCGAATACTTGGCCTTGTCCTTCTCCAGGGCCTTCTGAAGGATGTCGCGCCAGCGGTCGGGACACTGGTCGGACGGACTGGACTTGGCGAACTCTTCGATGCCCATGGTTGCGATGAGATGGCGGTAGGGATAGAGACTCACGGCACGAGAGCGAACCATCTCGCGGAAGGCAGCTGTCTCCCAGTCGATGTCAATGAGCCAGGCTCGCGCATCGGACACGCAGCGATTGAGGATGGCCACTTCGACGTCCTCAGACCCAAAGCGCTCTCGGATGAGTGTCCGCAAGGGATGGTCGATGAAGACGTTGGAGGCGTGGAGAAGATGGGCCACAGGAGCCTCACGAGACTCGAGCGGGTCTTCCTCGGGCTCTTCTTCCTCTTCAACGGCGGGTTCAGCTTCCTCATCGTCCTCTGCAATCCCCTCATCGTCCTCCTGGGCATCAAAGGCGACAGAGGCGTAGTACGCTTCATACTCGGAGGTATGGAAGTCCTCATAGGCAGACGCAGGCTTATCGTATTCATCTGCATTCTCTGAGCGGGTCTTCAGAAGGACGATCTGTCCCTGGAAGGAGTCCTCGGAGAAGGGAGGCGGAAGGATGTGCTGTGTATCGCCCTCGTCCGCTGGGGTTGCAAACACAGCGAAGGAGACGTCCTCTGTCACAAGCTTCCCTTGAAACTGAAGGCCGACAGACTTGAGCTTCTTGCGGAACCACTCGAGGACATCGGTCGTCTTCGCGGGGACCGAGAGTTCACTGAACGTTCCCTGCGGGGAGATAACAACTGCGAGCACCATTGAGACTGATGACGCCGTGACGAATTCAATCCGTTTTCCTGAAAACGGAAGTGTTCACGTCGTCCGAGAGGGACTGTACCTGAACACAATGCAGCAGTCAAACATCAAGTACACTCCCCGGGGCGGACGCCCGAACTATCGCTATGCACGCTGGACTCCTCCTGTGGAGCCCAAGCCGGAGCCCAAGCTCGACCTGTCGGACAAGAGCTTCCCCAGTCTCTCGAACAATGCGGTCCAGCAGACCACCTCTCGCACCGAGTTCTCCACCTCATTCGCCACCTCTGTAAAGGTCATGGCGGAAGTGGAGAAGCTTCAGGAGCTTCGGGCGCAGCGGGACCGTCAGGCTGACCAGAAGGCTCGTGCCGAGTTGGGAGGTGTCTATACGCACCGATTCCAGCACGGACGGTTGTCCGAAGTGGAACCTGAGGATGAAGCTCCTCAGTGGGAGCCTCCGAAGAAGCTTGCGAAGCCTGACCCCGAGACAGAGTGGGTCGAGGTGCGCCACAGCAAGGCTCATAAGAGTCCAAGGGAGAAGAGCTTCCGGGAGATGGAAGAGGACTATCGCTCCAAGGCGCATGAAGAGGATGGTGGAGATGATTACAATGGGGACCTGTTTGAGAGCTCGCACCGCCACGACCATCATGCGACGTAACGGCGGGTTGACTTCCGCTTGAGGCGCTTGCGGCGTCCTCCCTTGATGACATTGGCGGTCGGGATCGGAATCTTCAGAATATCAAAGCGCTTCTTCTGCGCTTCCAACTCCTTCTTTTCAAGTGCCCGTTTGTCCTTGACGAGCTTGAGGAGGGCCATCTTTTCGAGGGGCGGGAGGTCTCCTGCGCGAGACTCTGCAGCCTCCAGCGTTGCATGGAGGTCCTTCAGGGCAGACAGCAGTCTCTTTTCAAGGGTCTCGAACCGAATCCGATTCGGCTCATTGGGACCCGGAGGATTGCCCTTGAGGTACGTGGATTGGCGGAGAATCGACGCTTCCAGGTCAAAGATGCGCTTCCGGATCGTGTCGACTGAATCCGATGCAGCCGGCGGGGCGGGCGGGCGGGCCTCGACAGCGCGGGGAACAAGGGCGCGGTCTGACGATTGGATGTTCCTGCGCTTGAGGGTCTTCGACGCGACATCACTCGCAGAGGCGGCGGCTTGCTCGGAGAGAGCCTTGATCCGGGCTTCTTCTGCGGCCTCCAGCTTCGCTTTCTCTTTCTGAATCTCAGATTCTACGGCCTCCTTGGCCTCGGCTTCTTCTTTTTCCTTGCGAGCCTTGGCCTCGGCAAAGAGAGCCTTGGTGGCATCCGCCTCCTTCTGGAGCTTCGCGGTGTCCGCGTCCTTCTTGGCGACAGCGCGGTCAAGGGCACTCGGTCCTGCGGTCGGTGTCAGTCGAGCCCTGGTCTTCCGACTCGGACGACCCTGGGGAGCCAAGCTGTCGGACTCGGCTTCAAGTCGAGCCCGTTCAACCTCCCTGTCGACACGGGCTTCGGCTTCCTCTCCAGCCTGAGCGACCGCTGCATTCCGGGCAAGCTGTTCATCGCTGATGTCGAGACCCGTTCCGGCGGGGCCGTGGCGACGGAGAACTTCCTCTTCGGCGGCACGCTTGCGTTCGCGTTCACGGTCTGCGGCTTCCCACCCAGCCTCCTCGGCTGCATCCTCGGCGGCGTCCTTGGCATCCTTCTTCGCCTGCTCGTCAGCGTCCTTCTTGGACGCTTCGATGGCCTTCTCCATGTCCGTATCCTCTGCTTTCACCTCGGGCTCCTTCTTTTTCGTCTCGGACTTGGGTTTCGTGCGGCGTGCGGCCTTCTCCTCCTCCGTGACAGGAGTGACCGGGGTTGCCGACAGACGCGCTTCGGCTTCCTCGGCGGCCTTCTTCTCGGCCTTCTCTGCAGCGGCGGCTTCATCCGCCATCCGCTTCTCCTCTTCGCGAGACACCTTGAATACGCCTGCAGGGGCAACACGCTTGCGAGCGTCTGCGATGGAAAACTGCGCCACCATATTCCCGAACCACTCGCCCTTGTCTGCAACCCACCGACCGGGCTTCATCTGGGTCCAGAGCTTGACCGCAAAGTAGATGGCGAGAAACACGCCGAGAGCTCCAACGAGTCCAATGACGAGGGACACGAGCGAGTTCGTGTCCGGTGCGGTGGAGGGAAAGCCTCCGGGTGCAAACGGGTCGCAGGTGTCCGAGAAGGATTCGGTCGTCCCTCCGAAGAAGTTGGTCAAGGAGGGCGGACGAGCGGGGCACTCAGTGATCCACCGTCCATCGGGACCCACACTTCCAGCCCGACGATAGGAGAGCGTTGACTTCACCATGGGGCTAATCGCCTCCGTGATGGGCGTGCTCGGAAGCATCATAATCGTCTGGAGATCCATCGAGCTCACTTGCACCGGCTCCGAGAGCATGATGTAGCGAACGCCCGGCTTCCCGCTGGCCCTCCAGCTGAAGAGGTTCGTATCCGGAGCCATGAACCAGTTGTTGATCGAGGCGAAATTGGGAATGGTCCTGTCGAAGGCCAGGTCCAGCGGAGGCTGGCCGCTCCAGATGTAGTAGCCAGGCGACTTCACGAACGTCTTTCCGCCTTCCCCCGGAGCTCCCGGGAAGATGCTCGAGAGTTTCCAATCGGACCCGGTCGCGATGTCGACGGACTCGTACTGTCCTGTCGCAGGGTTCGGAGTGAGGATGCCCGACATGTACCGCGTGATTTTCGCGATGAACGCCCCCGACGCCCCAGCGGTCAGAGACCCCACCAGCGGAACAAGAATCACGAGCCCATCGTTGTTGCCCTCGCCCGGATCGCCCAGGGTCAGCATCGCGTCGTGCTGAATGTTCTCCACGCGAACCGGAGAGGGATGCATCAGCGTCAGAACATTAATGGTATGCGATTTCGAGTTGAACTCCACCTGAAAGGGAATGCTCGGTTTGATGAAGGCTTTCGTAATGGACGAAAATCCTCCCGAGGAGGAGACTTTGCGAATGATAGGAGTGCGTGCCTTGGCGGGGTCAAGCTCTTCAATCTTGGTCACCTTGTCCAGGTCAGCGGCGTCATAGACGACCTGTCCGCAGTGTTCGTTGCCGAGATCGCGATAGTAGATGCCATCGAGGAGACCCTTGCGGAACTCTTCGAAGGCCATCTCATTCCTCCGAACCTTATCGGAATCGTTGCTGTATTTCTTACACTTCTCTCGTGTGATGGATCCCATCTCTCGATAGAGTTTCGCGCCGGATGCAGAGACACCCGCTGCCACTGCAAGTTGACAGACCCCACCCGTTGGCGATTGGCATCCTTCGCCCATTCCTTTTCCAATGCCAATGGGGTCTACGGTCGGGAAGGGAGCTTCTTGCCGAATCGGAGGAAGCTTAATCTTTGAACCTCCGCCGCCCATTGTTCCTAGGAGACAAAACAAGTGTCGCAGGTAAACAAGATGCCACCGCCGGCCCATCCGGATACGCCATGGTGGTCCAACCTGGTTGCAGTTCTTCTGACTGCGATCGTCACGGCAGGCGCCACGATCTATTTCATGAAAGGAGGTGTGGGTGCACCCGCGCTTCCGACGTCAGGGGGATTCGGATCCCTGCTCAAGGATACCCTCGTCTACATGCCCCATGCCCTCCTCCTCTACGGCGTGATTGCGGATATGCTGACCTACGAAGGTGTGTATTCGATTGGAAGTCTCGTGGGTATCGTGTCGTTGTTCGTGCACGTCCTCTTCAAGTTTGTCTGGCAGGGGACGTTCGATGTTATTTCCACGATCATCAAGGCGGTAAAGGGAGAGGACTCCCGGATGGATAGGCCTGGTCGCATCGGAAAGGTAGCGGATACCATTCCGGCTGCGAACCTCCTGACCTCCACTCCCGCGAAGGGAACCACTCCGAAGTTTGGAGGCGCTGAAGCGGGCTCCTTTTTCAAGTCGTACACGGGATGCGACCTCCAGGGGTTCTCCTGGGCGCATTCTCCCTATGCCCCGCAGTCGCTCGTCGTCATTGCGTCGATCTTTAGCTATTACGGCATCGACCTCGTCAACAACCGTGGTGGTGGAAATGCGGGCGCGACAATTGGGCTCGGTCTGCTTGCGTTCATCGCGCAGCTCTTCCTGGCGGGCAACTGCTCGCTCCCGGGTGAGCCCGAGATTAGCAAGCTCTACCAGGCCATCCTCGCGGGAGCCGAGGGTCTCTTCGTGGGCGGTGTCTCGTATTCCGTCGTGCAGGCGTATTTCCCGTCTCGTCTGCCGTCGTCGACCATCTCTCCCTTCCCGCGCAAGAGTCCGGGCGACCTCCGCGATGGAAAGTACGACGAGAATGGCAACCCGTGGGTCTGCGTGAAGAACGTCTGCACGCCCGACCTCTCGAAGGCGGAAGACCGGGCCAAGTTTGGAAAAATGATTGCCGAGAGCACCGGCAATGGTGCGGCGGCACAGTCCGAGGATTGCGCGGCGACCTAAGCTGCGAGCGCCTTCCGCAGAAGCGTATAGTACATCCCAACACTGGCTCCCGTATGGCGAGCCACTTCAACGTTCCCCTTCAGAAACACAAGCGTCGGAACAACGGAGATCTTGAAGCGGTCAACATACCCCTCACGATCCTCCTTGGTATTCACCGAGACCCAGTTGACATTCGGAAAGTCCTCGCCCATCGCCTCCAGGGACGGTGCAATCGTGCGGCACGGACCGCAGGTCGGGGACCAGAACTTGAGAACAGTAACACCAGAGCTCATTCTACTTTGTCTATTACAACGTGATCAATTTGTAAATGGCCCCGCTCCGCGCGGAGGAGAGTTCGCTTGGCCACAATCTGTTTGGTCAGCGACACGTCACGAACTTTACAGAGCTCCGAGAAGGCTCGCAGGAGGCACTTGTCGATGACTGCTGCGTCCATGGTGGAGAGATTGGCGCGCATCCAGGCCACCACTTCCGTCTGGGGGACAGGAGGACCGAGCAGCCGAAGCGGACAGCCGGGGAAGAGGTCATCGAGGGCCGGAGGTTCGACGACACGGATGGTGGTGTCCAGGGTTCCGCGGGCCATCCGGTCGACAACGTCATTCTGCTTGGAGAGGTCATCCTCGCCTCCCGTGTGGGCGCGAACATGGATGAACCGATGGCTCTTGAACTTCGCCAGACGGCTACTGGTGTCCTTGATGAGGTCCTGGTGGAGAACGTCTTTGCCTTCCGCGGTCTTCCAGCCTCGACTTGCCCAGCCCGAGAGCCACTGGGTGAGGCACTTGATGGAGTAATCAGAGTCCGTATAGATGACGAGCTCTTCGTCGTGGAAGCCTCCGTCGTCGAGCAGGACAACGGCGCGATGGATGGCAGAGAGTTCGGCCCGCTGATTGGTCTGAGAGTCAGTGACAGGAAGACGCTCGGCGCACGAGAGATGACGGGCTTCGGGGAACCAGACCGCAAATCCAGCCTTCGCCCCTGCACGACCATTGCCTGAGCACGCACCGTCGGTAAAGATTCGCATTGCCTCTTATGTTCGTGCAGCCGCAAAATCCGTTTCCACTTTCCGCGGATCAATCCAATACGCAGTGTCGAGCGGAGGACCGATGCGTGTGGGCGTGTGGTCCGTGGGAGGAAGGACAGAGACAAGACAGCGACTCAGAATGGCGTGCTGAAGGGTCGGCTCTTCGATGTGAAACCAGACGCGACAGCGAAACGAGCGTTGCTCTAACGTCCGGCGCAACATCTGCTGACAGGCGAGCGACAAGCAATGGGCGTGCCAGACCATGAGGACACGGCAGCGAACGCCCTGACGATTGGGGGCAAAGGCCATCCACTGGGCAAACCACTTGGCAAAATCGTCCATTCCATTCAGGACGGCGGCGTCGATGGTTTCAAATTCGCCCTGCTCGGCATAGCGAGCTGTATACGAGGTCCAAAGTCTCTGCGTCTCTCGATCATTGAGAGCTTCGTAGAGAACTCGGTGGGGAGGAGGGAAGGTGTTCATTGCAGATTGTCTTGCGACCAGAGTAAATGGCAGGAACCGGCGAGACCCCCGACACATCGAGCGCTGGATCCAAAGGGTGGATTGGAACGTCCCGAACGTACAATGAGGAGGGGACGGAGATCGAGACAGATGTGATTGCCATCTTTCTCTCCCTGGATCAGGCCAAGCAGTGGGCGCGCAAGATGGCGGGCATCGCGGGTGACGCCGACATTGAAGCCAAACTTCCTGGTCTCAGTCGGAAGCCTTGGCCTGAAGACATTTCCATCGGCGCAGATCCTCGTCCCGCGGAGGAAGGACATGAAGAAGACGGAGGAACGACGCAGTTTGAAGTCCGTTCGGGAATCCAGGTGTACGGGACGTCAGTGGGAGGCAAAAAGCGGAAAACTCTACGCCGTCGGCGCATCGCCTGAGCCAACAATGCGCTTGACGGGGATGTCGGCCGAGACAACGTAGAGCGAGTTCTCGGTGAGAACAAGATAGGCCTTCTCCTCCTTGATCCGCATGATAGACTCGATAGGCGAGGTGTACTCTGTGTCGGACTTGACGAGCATCTTGGTCGTGCCCTGAACGCCGATGCAGCACGCCTTGCTGAGGCTGTCGTTGTAGTAATCCAAATAAATCGGGCGATCCTGTTCGATCGCGACCTTCGCAGCCTGGGCCATCACCGTTGCAGAGGGAACGCTCATTTGTGTTGGCGAAAGAGCAACTCTTCATTATTTGAACGAGGCCCGACGCGTCCTGCGACCACCCCTTGCGCGACCCATCGTTCCACGACGACGCACAGTTCCCTTGCGCTTCGACTGTCCCTTGCGGAACGTCTTGCGACGCTTGGAGATGCCACCGTAGAGCTGAAACCCAGGTCCTTTAATCACTGACTCTACAGTGGATATCGTCTGTTTCGTTGGACTCTGTCGAACTGCAGCAAGCAAAGGAAGCAGGCTCCCAGCGTTTCTGTTGCCTCGTTCGGCGAGGTACCTGATGTATTCATAGAGGTTGTCCAAATCAACATCCCTCCCATTCCTCGTATATCTTGCCCAGAGGTCGTCGAGACGTCTGCGCTCAATGAGCGGGATGACCGGTGGCCCATCCCCCAAGGGTGCAGCCGCAGCCGCAGCCGCAGACGCGACAGCCGCAGCTGCACCAGTCCCCTTCCCCTCGCCACCTGGAGGAGGTGTCCATCCCATCTTGGTGGCAGTGTCGATAGACGGGTACCCTTCGCCTGACTTCGCTCTCGCGGGAGGAACCTCCCCTGTAACGACGGGCTCTCCGGGCGGCAGGGTATCCTCCTCAAAGACAATCGGAGGATTCGTTGGACTGCGGAGTGTTGGAACCGTGCGCGCCCCTGGGTATACCCTGGCGAGGTCCGAAAACCTGTAGTACTGTCGATGTTTCCCCGCCTCTCCCTCTTTCCCTTCTGAAATGTGAATTGTATTGTGATAGTCTCGATTGCTATGACCGGTTGGTTTGATTGGAATCGATAGATGCACCTGTGGTTTGTCGCCAAATTCAACAAACACCATCCCCCTCGATTCGGCAGTCTTAATAGCAACCTGTTTGCCGTTCCGTGTGGGACGTCCATACTTCAAAATCGCGGCCTTCTTCGACTCCCGAATCGCATTTGCAAGGTCGACCTGGGTTCCAGTGACTTTGTCTAGAAACTGTAGATAGGGCTGCTCCTCTACGGCAAACGCCCTGTCCGCCATTACACACTTCAGACATATTTCTTGAGGGAGTCCTCAAGAGAGAACCGAGACTTCATGATAAGGTTCGGTGTCTCCGCGCGAGGCAGGGCAAGCAGAGCTCGCACCTGCGTCCGAATGTCAACCTTGGAGGAGACGGCGAAGACGAAGCGAACCAGAGCATCCACGTGCTCCTCCTTCACTCCAGACTTCGGAGCCCGGACGCTCTCCTGCAGGTCCTCCAACATGCTTGTCACATATTGGGTCATTGTCTCCTGCGGGACAAGACCGCGACTGTACAATTCAGCCAAGTAGACGGCGAACCCACGCTTGAGTTCCTTCTGCTTGGTCCACGCAATCACGGCGTCCCCATAGGTCGGGTCGTCTGTGCTGGGGATCATGGTCACATTCCCAGTGTCATAGAGGACATCCACCATCTGGAGCTGAATGGACAGGTCTCCAGCGGCATCCGGGCAGGCCTTGACGATATCGCGATAGAGGTCTGCGAGGATGGGCGCGAAGAAGGGCTGGCGAATGCTCCGGTCAAACAGGAGCGTCGTCACCCGCAGACGGAAGAGACCGTCGCGCTTCCCTATCAGGGTCAACACCTCGGCCGTGAGCTTCGCGGAATTCTGCTTCGAGAGCTTGTTAATCGCGGAGCTCACAGTGTCATATTCAGGGTCGTCCTTCTCACGCACCTTGCGGACCATCTCAACGAGGACCGTTTCCCTCCAATTGGAGGCCTCCTCCTTGGGGCGCCTGTGGGTCGGAGCCTGATAGGGCTTCCGATAGAGAGGCTTGAAGGAGAGTTTCAGGCGGGAGATCGTGTCCAGAATGGACTGCGAGAGCTCGGCCCGAGGGAGAGTGCGTGCTGCATAGATGCTTTGAACGTCCATTGCGACACTGCTCTTTTCCAGAGGGAAGATTCCATCCGTTTTTGCGAAAACGGATTTCATCCGGCGGAAAGACAAGACCAGTGTACACCATGGACACTTGGACTCTCTGGTACCACGATCCGATGAACTCGGACTACTCGCTCGAAAGCTATATCAAGATTGCAGACATCTCCGATGTGGAGACCTTCTGGACAATCGTTGAGGCCATCTCACCTGAAGCCTGGTCGGCTGGCATGTTCTTCTTCATGAAGAAGGGAATTCGCCCCCTCTGGGATGCGCCTGAGAATGATAAGGGAGGCGCGTGGAGTAAGAAGGTCGACGCCCAGGACACGCCTGTCGTCTTCCTCGATTGCATGGTGCACTGCCTCGCGGGGAAGCTGTTGACAAAGCAGAATGAGACGGTGGCGGGCATTACGGTCTCGCCGAAGGGAGCCTTCCACATCCTGAAGTTCTGGAATACGACGACGACGGTGTCAGACCGGAAGCTGTTCAGTCCCACGCTGAAGATGAAGCTGGGCGAGGACATCGCCTACAAGGCACACAATCTTCGCCCGAAGTAGAGTAAAGCATTACCTTATAATGTCAACCTATACAACACCAGGAGCCATTCTGTTCCGGTATGTCCCCGGTGTGGGACGTGTGTCTACGACTCCCTGTTGTCCGGCTCCTATTGCCCCGTCCGCCACCTGTGCCACCGCCTATTCCACCGCCGACCAAACGCTTGCCCATGGAACCGCTGCGCTGGTCGCTCATGATACAGTTCCCTTTTCCTATGGGATTACGGTGACGACGGGTGCGAACGCAAAGTTCACAGTGCCCGCAGCGGGTGTCTACAAGATTATTCCCTCACTTCAATATGTCGGGAACAACGGGAACGCTGGAATTACGATTTGGCTCAAGGTCAATGGAACGAATGTCGCGGACACTGCCACCTATACGGTCGTGAAGAACGGAGAGGAGGGTGTCATTACATGCGAGTATCTCCTGGAGATGAATGCAGGAGACTTCGTTCAGGTCGCAGCCTTGGCGACAACTCAGAATGTCATTGTGAACTATATCGCAGCAGGTGGGTCGGGTGACAATGCCTATCCGGCATCGCCAGGTATCATCACAAATATGTATCGGATTCGCTAAGCCAATGTAAAGAGATACAGAACCTTGGTGAGGTCTGCGAGGATGGTGTCGCGGAGATTGAGGAGGTCGGTATCATCCTTGCCGATCTTCTTGGGAAGGACCTTGGTCAGGTAGGCAGTCTGCGTGGCGACAAAGGTGCGGGCCGCAGACTCACTGAAATTGTGAAGCTTGATGGACCCCGACACCTTGGGGCGTCCGTAGCGTCCCATATAGGACTCCACGAATGCATCGATGTTGGTATCCAGCGAGGCCGTCAGAGCATCGGTGGCCGTGTGACGCGCAAACGACTTGGTCTGCCAGTGGTAGAGCTTGATCTGGTTGCGGATGGTCAACAGGCACATCACGATGTCTCCGCCCGAGGATGTATTTCTGCGAGTCTTCGCCATTTCTCTTTCCCCGGAAATTACGCAGAGCACGGCATGAGGCAGAGCTTGATGTCGCCAAGGTTCGCGATGACGTAGCGAATCATGATGAACCAGTCGTTCTTCATGTGAATCTCGAGGTTGTTGGAGAGGTTTGAGCACTTGGTAAAGAGCACGAGGTGGGGAAGCGAATAGGTGCCCGACACAATCTCGTTGGACTCCTTCTTGGAGATGCTGAGTTCAGACGCACTGTCTCCGAGGGTCACTGTCTGCGAGGCAAAGGGACCCTTGCAGGTGAACGTGAGCGTGCTCCCGATGTTCTTGATATCGACGGTCTTCGCAGACAGGAGGGTCATGTCCCGGCAGATCTTCTGGAAGTCGAGAGACGGCATGGTAATCCGCGTGGCGAACTCGGTGTCGAGCATCTTGATATCCGACTCGTCGCGGTCGAGGAGGTTAATCTTGTAGCGAACGCGGCGCTTCTTCTCGCCGTTCTCGAGTGTGATGGTGAGGTGATTGGACTCAGACTTGGACACACTGAAGGTGATCGTGTCGTCGTTGGTGACGGTCTTAACGACACGGTAGAAGTGGTCGGTGTTGAGACCAACGTCAAACTTGGGCGCCGAGTGGTTGTACTCGTAGTGCTCAAACTTGTTTGCGTGGAGACGCATGTGGGTAAAGACGGTGCGGGTGTTGTCCATCGCCACCATGCGGATTCCATCGGCGTCGAAGACCAAGCTCATCTCGACGAGCATCGACTTCAGACCTTCAGCAAGAGTGCGGATAGGGGCCGTCTGAACCGTCTTCGCTACTACGATGTCGTCGCTCATTTTGTATACCCCTCGGCGGGACTTGTAAGTCGCTTACCGCGGGCCATAGATGGCATAGAGGATTCCCACAATCGTTCCAAAGAAGGCTCCGGCGATGAGAAGGAATCCAATCATGTAGCTCGCGAAGAGACCCATATAGCTCACGAGACCCGTGGCGTTCTTGGCGGCGAGAAAGGAGAAGCCAGAGGGCATGAGGACGAAGATCAGGACGAGGACGAAGAGAGTCGCGGCACCAATTCCGACAGCGACCTTCCAGATCTGCTCAGTGGGGATTCGAAATCCAAGGACTGTGGTAAATTCGGACTCACGGTCTGTGGACTTGTCAGTTGTCGCGTTGGTAGGAATGTCCATTGTGCTTTAGCGAGATTTGACGACGAAGGGGTAGGCCAAGAGGGCCAAGAGGACAATGAGAATGCCGACATCCACCGTGCGGATGATCTTCTTCTCGCGGTCAGGGAGTGCATCGTACTTGTCCGAGTACTCCTGTGGCTTGGCCCACTTCCACATCCAGCCCAAGAGGGTCGGCTTGAATTGGTCCGTGCAGGAATACAGCAGGTCGTACCATGCGAGGACAACGTACGCGAGACACGCCAGGATGAAGTTCATGACGATCCGATGGCTCAACGCGACAGGATGCGGGAGCCAGTAGATGATCAGCACAAAGGCTGAGAAGACGAGACATTTGGGATTGAGTGCGAGTTCAGTTCCGAAGAGGCCTCCTCCCATTTGCTACTTGGTATAGAGGATATACAGCAGCGAATAGAGCCCCAGGAGCCCCGACCAGAGAACCTGGTCATCCGTGAACATAGCGTCGAGGGCTTCCATTCCATAGACAGAGGCTGCGACCATCGCCGAATCGGCGACCAGAATCTTCCACGAGCCTTCCGCTGCATACCGCTTGAAGAGGTCCATCACGCGGTTCTCTCCGGGAGGAACGATGAGGATGATGAAGTAGAAGAGGAGGTCGTGGACGATCTGAATCGCCACCGCAATCCCAACAAGTGTGAGACCAGAGGCTGCCGGAAACAGGAGCTTCGCGAGGGCAATGCCGAGCACGATGACAAGGACATCCATCGCAACTGCATTGAGACCGAAGTCCGCGTACCACGTTGCGAGAGACTTGGTCAACGGAAAGACTTTCGAGAGAACGATGACAGCGAAGTCCACCCATGCCGTCGCAGCAAACAGAGCTGTCCAAGGGATCATTATCTTCCTCCGAGAGTTTACTCCTCGTCCTCAGCGCCGCCCTTCTTCACCTTCTTCACGCCGAACTTGCCCTTGGTGGCCTTGTAGCCGGCCTTTTCGAGGCGACGGGTCTTCTTGGCGAGCGTCGAGCGCTTCTTGGAGACGATGCGGCCCCACTTGTTGTACTTGAGGTCCCGCTTGGTCAGACCACCGCTAGTGTGGTGGGCGGTGTTGTGCATCACCTGAGCCCGAGAGCCGATAGCCTTGCGCGCGCCTGCAGTTTGTTCACCTTCCATTTATGGTAGGGCAAGAAAGTCTATGCCGCCAGCAGAAAACAGGACCCCGACCGAGTCACGATGCGATAGCCGGCCTCTCGAATGATTCGAAGGAAGTCGCTCTCCGCAAACGTGTAGCTGTAGCAGTCAATGAGGTCGTAGGCCTTGTAGACGCGAAGGGAGGCTCTGTCTGCAATCTGAACGCGATTCAGCAGGACATAGGGGCTTCCCTGTGCGAGAAGGTGTCGAAGTCCTGCACAACCATCCTGGAGAATGTCGAGCAGCCCCGTACAATAGAGGATGCCATCCCGGAACGTGCGTGATGTGGTGCGGTAGTCTTCGCAGACGAACTCTGCAAAGGGCCAGGCCTCCGTCGCCGTTCGAATCATCGCCTCAGAGAAGTCGAGACCGAGATAGCCGTACGGGCGGTTCTCCTGGCGAAGAAGCTGGGCCGTGGATCCGACTCCACAGCCAATGTCGTAGAGCCGGAGTCCAGCCGGAACGTGCTGAAGACAGGCGAGCATCGCGACCCAGTGGGCCGGATACGCGTTTGCGAGTTCACTCCGATTGAGCGCGAGCTGCTTTTCAGGGAGACGGTCATCTTTCCAGGCCTCGGTCATTTAGTGTGTCTGCGTGCTGTTCTTATAAATGCCCTGGTGTATCGTCTACCTCGCAAGTCCAAAAGACAGGCGGGTCGGAGCCCAGTTCGGAGGCGCGCGGAAGCTTGAGATTCTTGCGGCATCCCTTCGTCTCACCCGTCAGCAATTCCCAACCATCGACACGATGGTCTTTCACGAAGACTACACCGAGGAGGAGATGGCGAGTCTTCCGCCCGGACTTCAGTACCATCAGGTGGACTTCAGCGGGTACGACGACCTCTTTGTCCAGCACACCTTCCCGAAGGGCTATGTCCTGATGTGCCGGTTCTTCAGCGGTCAGCTCCAGCGCCACCCGGCGCTTCAGGCGTACACCCACTATATGCGGCTGGACGACGATGCCTTCTTCCAGGCGCCGTGGATTACGCCGGAGCACGTGGACACCCTTCTCTCCCACGACTACGTCTATCGGTCTCTCTTCTATGACCTCAAGGACCACCAGGGTCTCTTTGAGTGGACGCTTGCGTTTCTCAAGACTGCGGGCTACGGGAGTGACATTCCGACACTTCTTCGCTGGCTGACCTCGAAGGGGGTTGTCCAGAACGGACAGTACACAGGACTTGCGCCGTACAACAATTTTCATCTGTCGAGTCTGCGGCTTTGGTCGCATCCGCTTGTGAGCGCATACGTCGACCGTCTGGAGACGGACCACGGGTGTCTCAAGCACGGATGGCTTGATGCAAACATTCATGCAATGGTCATCTGGTGTCTGGCTCCCCTTGTTGGGTTTGGAGTCCACCACGATGGAAGTTTCGGATATCGTCACAACAAGCACGTCTCGCAGCTCGGGTCTCCTGCGATCCGATGGGATGAGTCCTTGTCGTTCTATCCGAGCTGAGCGCGGAAGGCCTGGAGCAGCTGGGGCATCGCAGCCTGAATCGCCTCGGGATGCGTCCCGCGAAATGGGGCCGTATAGCACGGGCCACGACGCGCCGGAATCCATTCGTGGACACCCACATACATCCGCTCGAGCAGGCTCCGCTGGAGCGTGGACCCCCGCACCCACGGGAGATAGACGCGCTCGAAGTAATTTGGAATCGTTCCGCCCGAGACAAAGGTCTTGTAGTAGTTCGTCTTGGTTGCAACCTGGCGAGGGAAGACGTACGAGTAGTGATACATCTGAACACCCGTCTTCTGATAGAGCTCATCGCTCGAGATGTGCTTGGTCTGCATCTCGGCCGGATAGGACATCGTCGGAGGGCGGTGGGTCTTCCACGTGGACCCCGGAACATAGCGGAAGATGCGAAGGAAGTTGTCCGTCTTGAGCTCAAACCCAGTCAGGTAGTGCGAGAATCCGCCGTAAAAGCTGCAGCTCTGGACGCCGACGGAGGTCGGAGCCTCTGCAGCCAGGAGGGCCTTAATCTTGAGGATGTCCTCTGTGCGATAGACCTCATCGGAGTCGACCATCCAGAGATAGTCGATGTCATCGCGAAGCAGCGACAGATACGCCCGCGACTGATCGTCTTTTTCGGCAAACTGTCCGTGAACGACGCGCAGCTTGGAGTCCGGGTCGGGAAAGGAGTCCAGAATGGAGTTGGTCCGGTCGGTCGATGTCGTGCGGCCCTGCTCCTGCCAGAAGCGAACGGGACCTTCGGCGATGACAATCTGGTCGACATGGGGATAGAGTTGCTGGAGACATTCGCGAAGCACGTAGTCTCCCTCGAAGACGATCATCCCGACGGCAATCTTCATTTGTTTAGCCTGTCGTGGGCGCGTGAAAGTGCGTGCACATAGTCCATGTGGAGGGCATGAAGGGCGGGTGTCCTCCAGATGAGATGGTCGGGCTTGAACCAGCTAGAGCTGAACGTCTTGTCCTCGAGGCTGTACTGGAACCGCGAGAAGTGGTTGAAGACCAGGTCCTGAGTCTCTCCGTTCCATCCGATCACCTTCTCGGACAGACGCGAGAGGTCATAGACCTCCCATTGCCAAGAGGCCCCGTGCCCGATTCCGGTGTCGACGTAGAGTTCAGACGGCGCACAGACCAACGGGAAGAACTCAAGAAACTTCTGGTCTCCGCAGGTCGCGTACTGCGGAGGTGTCCGGCTCACGACGGCATCGGCCCACCAATTCAAGAGCCGGCGTCCGAGCGAGGAGTTGCGGAAATAGACCACGCCGACGTTATAGTGTCCCTCGACATAGGACTTGGACAGGTCGAAATGGCGATGGCGGAAGATGCCGCAATGCTTCTCTCCAAAGGCCTCGAAGAGTCGAGTGATATCCTTGTAGAAGACGATATCGGTGTCGATATAGGTCAGTGAATCGCAGGAGAGCGTGTTCATGAGATAGCGCGTAAACACGCTTGCAAGCGTCCAGCAGAACGCCTGGAAGTCATCCTTGCGAAGGACCTGCAGTTTGAACTCCTGGCTTCCCGGGAGCGTGAGACCGAAGGGAATGAGGGTCTCCGGCGGATAGGCAACCACATTCGGAATGCGAAGCCTGGAGAGACCCTGGAAGGTCGGTTGGTCCATGCAGTAATAATGCAGGGTCCACTGAAGCGTTGCGGTTTGCGTAAGGGATTCGATCAGGGCGAGGCCGTACGGAAGGTATTTGGAATCAGAGACTGCGACGAGGTGCTTCATTATACACCTGCTGGACAACCTCTGTAATCTGTTTGGGCTCGAGGGTTGCAAAGATGGGAAGCGACACCATCGTTGCAGCGAGACGTTCGGTGACCGGGAAGGTCAGATGGTTCATCTCTGCGAAGGCCTTGCTCTTGTAGAAGGGAATGGGGTAGTGAATGAGGCTCTCAATTCCGGCGGCTGCGAGGCGTGCCATGACCGTATCGCGGTCCTGAACCTTGATGGCGTAGATGTGATAGGAATGAGAGACACGCGGGTCCCGTGCGCGGAGATGGAGGTCTCCCAGCGCCTCTGTATAGAGCTGGGCCACACGCCGCTTCGCCTCAATCACACGCGAGACGTCGGGAAGCTTGCGAAGCAGAAAGAGGGCCTGCAGCGTGTCCATCCGACCATTGGTTGCGGGGATGTCGTGGATGTACTTCGCGGACACTCCGAGATTGCGCAGGAGTCGGCAGGTGGTCGCGATCGCGGCATCATTCGTCAGGATGGCGCCCGCATCTCCGATTGCACCGAGATTCTTCGACGGATAGAAGCTGTGGCACGAGATGTCGCCCCAGGCTCCAAGCGGGATTCCGTTGTACAGGGACCCGAAGGACTGCGCACAGTCTTCCACGATGCGAATGGACTTCCCACGGCAGAGGGCTCGAAGCGCGTACATGTCGCAGCAATCTCCGTAGAGATGGACGACCAGAATCGCGCGGGTCTTCGGAGTGATTGCGGCCTCCACCGCCGCCAGGTCGAGAATCCCATCCTCGGTGCAGTCGACGGGAACCAGAGTTGCGCCGGATGCCTGGGCTCCAAAGGCTGACGCAATGTAGGTATTCGCAGGAAGGATGATCTCGTCCGTGGGAGAGAGATTCATCGCGCGAAAGGCAAGCTCAAGGGCTGTCGTCCCTGAGGAGACTCCGATGGCGTGCTTCACGCCAATCGTCTTGGCCAGCGCGTCCTCAAGCGTCGCCACCTCCCCTCCAAGAATATAGCGTCCGTGTCCGAGCAACGTCTGCACATCGGCTCCAAACCCCTCGGCAAAGGAGGCGTTGTAGTCCTTGATATCGCTCATCGGGATCCGGAAGGTCGTTCCAAGCGGGTTTAATGCGGTCATCTCTTAGAGAAACAAGACGCGCCGTTCGTAAATGGAACCCTATGTCCTCCATCTCACGCGGAGGCGGAATGCAAAACCGGGGTATCTTGTTCCACTCGAAGACACGGACGTTGGGTTTCCAATCCGTCGTGTCTTCTATATTTCTGGTCTGCCGGACGGCGGGTCGCGCGGCTACCACGGGCATCGTGAGACGACGACCCAGTGTTTGATTTGTCTAACGGGTCGAATTGAGGTGGAAGCTGGGGGCAAGGTCACCACCCTCGAGACGGACACCCAGGCTCTTGTCGTCCCTCCGGACAATTACATTGTGATGCATTTCTCACCAGGTGCACTTCTTCTTGTTCTCTGTAGCACGCTCCATGCCGACGACGTGCTGTTTACGCCTGTTCAAACTGATACGCCTCATACAGCGCAAGAATCGCCATGTCATCCGCCTCCTCCTTCTTCTGAAGCGTAACGAGGGTGTCTGTGGTTGAGCGCACGTGGACAAACTGCAAAATCGCATGATATTCAGTCCGGAACGGGAAATCATGAACCAGGAGCGTTGCCTTCGGGTAGCGGAGAAGGACGTTTGCCATACAGGCCACCCGGAAGCGGCCGTCGACAAGGACGAGGTCAGGGTCCGACAAGTCCTGGTCGCTGTACGTCGGCCACGCCGATTTCATCGCGTCATCGCGGGGATGCCCGTAGCTGGAGATAGGGCCCAGGTTGATCCAGCGAACCTCTCCCCGTGGGCAGACAGCCCGCACGTCCGAGGCAAATGCGGGGTCGCTCTCAATGGAGACCAGGGAGGTAATCGAAGGAATCGATGCAGCAAGGCAGGTCGACCCTCCGGCTCCGTATTCTGCGTAGCGGGTACATCTCTCGAGGGCAGACCGGAGAACAACCTGTTCGCTCGCACTCATGGAAATCTGCATTGTCTGTAGCGAAGACATCGTTTCGGGGAAATCACTGCATCTTCGCGTATTCCACGAGCGTATAGAATCGAATCCACTCTCCAGTCCGAGTGTTCTGAAGATAGGGAAGTCCGCCCCGCCACTGGATCTGCGTCTTCTTGTATTCGTCCTTGTAGTAGTTGTCGTTGTCCCGAACGTTTTGGTCGAACGCACATCCTGCATGGACTCGATTGAGGGGGATATGAGGCCGGGTCTGCGCGAACAGATAGAGAAGGGTCATGTCACAGACTCCACCCGGGAGGTTTGTCTCCCGATGGTAGGTTGCCTTTTTCATCAAGAGAGGGAGGTTGGTCGTATAGGTGCTCCGAATGAAGGTGTCAAAGGCTGCGCTGGACTCGCGGGTCCAGAAGGAGCAGCATCCGGACGCAGACCAGCGAACGCCAGGCTGGTCATACATCAGGGTATACAGGAGATGCCCATCGGGATACGTCGGGTAGACCTCGTCCGTACGAAAATACAAGTAGACGTCGGAATCCGAATAATACACGGTGTCCCATCGCGACGTCTTGAGGAAGGCCGCGAGAATGCACCACCGTGCAAGGCACAAGTGTTCAAAGGCGACAGAGTTTGTGGACAGATGCACGTAAAAGGACGTGACCTCTGCGAGCACGCTATCGTAGTCCGCGATCGAATGGAACTCATCGACGCCGTCCATCTGGGCGTCTCCGATGAGAATCACGTAGTTTCCCATCCGCTTGGCTTGATGAATCGCCTTCTGGAGGTACGCATGACGGCCTCGGTGAAGAAAGAGAACCGGGATCATATTATTTACCGTGACTCCGTGTCTGTAATTAGAAACGAATGCGGTATTACTATCTTCCAGGGTCGGAGATGTTCCGGCTCTATCGATTGGCCCGGTACCTTCCGAAGGTGCGCGACTATCTCAAGACACGATGGGATGTTCTTGACACTCCGGCCATTTTGACGGAGACAGAGCTGTCCCGACACATTCGCACCAAAGACTTTTCGCTCTTCACGCGCGTCGACACACCCGAACCCGGTGCGGTCATCGTGCTCGGATTCTACCTTGAGCTCTTGGAATATTGGGGCGAAGGCGATATCTTGATGCGAATGATCTGGGACATGTCCAGGTCCTATCCGAACCACACCTGCCTTGCGTTCTACAATCATGACAACGACTTCGCGAAGTACAACGAGTGGATTCCCAAGAATGTTCGCATCCTCAACTGCGGGTATACCTCCTCTCGAGGACCCCAGGATATTCTGATTCCGTTCTGGAACATCCAGGAGAACCCGTTCCGAGAGCCGAAGACTCAATTTGCCTCGTTCAGTGGGTCGGTGAACAATCGGTTACGCATGGCCTTCCTCGACGCGATTCATGCCTACAACCATCCTGACATTCAGGTCAAGTCCGTCTACGGAGAGGAGTATCTTCGCGAGCTCAGCCGAACTACGTTTACCCTGTGCCCTCGAGGAGGACCCAACTCGGGAGGCTTTAGTTACCGTGTCTTTGAAGCCATTCAAGCGCGGTCGATTCCTGTTCTCTTCGTGGACACTCTGCAGTTCCCAATGCCAGAGGTCGTCAACTGGGATGCGATCTCGATTCGACTTCCGGAGGCCCTTGCAACGGATATCGCTGAGGTCCATCGCCGACTTCGCGCCCTGGATCCGGCTCCGTATCTCGCAGCCCTGGAGACTGCGCGCGAGCAGGTCTCTCTCCACGGCGTCCAGCGGTATCTCCACTCCTGCTTACAGAGCAGCAGTTGAACTCAACCATGCGGATTACACTTGTTGGAACGGGCTACTGGGGAAAGCACTACGCGCGTCTTCTCACCGAGCTTGCAGATCTTCGTATATCGTTGACCTCAATGTCGACCTTCTTGCTGAGTTTCAGACTCTCTACCCCAAGTCCGTCTGCACACCTCGCCTTGAGGAGGCCCTGGGTGCGGATGTCGATGCGGTGTGCATTGTAACCCCAGCGTCAAGCCATGCACGCCTTGCAACCCAAGCGCTTCTCGCGAAGAAACACGTGTTCGTTGAAAAGCCGCTGACAGTGAGCCCACAGGACGCCGAGGCCCTCGTTCACCTCGCAGCACAGAACGACCGTCGACTCATGACGGGATTCACGTTTCTCTTTGTCCCGTCTGTCTGCCGAGCCCGCGAGATGGTCTCGGGACAGCTTCAGTACATGACATCCCGGCGGACCAACCTGGGACCCATTCGGTCGGACGTCAGTGTTGTCTGGGACCTTCTTCCCCACGATATCGCGATGTTTCTTGCATGGGCCCAGACTCCCGTTCTCTCTGTCTCGGCGGCTGCGACGTCCTTTGTCTCGCCAAACCCAGACGCAGTTCAGGCCGCCCTTCGGTTTGAGGGAGGACTGATTGCAAGTGTGTTCGCCTCCTGGGCAGAGCCGAGAAAGGTCCGAGAGGTTGTTCTCGTGGGGTCCGAGTCGATGGTTGTGGTGGATGACCTCGATGCCAAGGCGCCTCTGAAGGTCTACCGCCCCGGAGCAGGGTCTCCCGAGACTCCCGAGCTTCCGGTGGCAGAGCCGCTGAAGACAGAGCTTCGCCACTTTCTCGCGTGTTGCGCAGACCCGTCGCTCGTGTGTGTCTCCGATGGGGCTCTCGGTTCCAAGGTCACGACCATCCTTCATGCGATCGACCAGTCTCTGGCCCAGGATGGACGCCCTGTCTCTCTCTGTTAAAAATGGAGCTGGGGTTCCAGCCTCATTGTTTGGGGTTTCCCCCGTGTTCCTCCCCCGACGACCGTTGAAGTTCTGGTGTTTAGTTGGAGTACGCGAGGCCGCCCATGCCGGACATGACACGGAGAACGTTGTAGTTCACGGCGTACACGCGGACCTGCGCAGTGCGGCCAGAGCGGACAGTGTTGACGGACACCGTGAGCTGGAGGGTCGCCTTGTCGATACGCGAGAAGTTGCAGGTGCCGCTGGGCTGGTGCTCCTCGGGCTTGAGCGCGAAGGAGTAGACGTTGATGCCGCGGGACGGGGTGCGGCTGTGGTGCTGGTAGGGCTGGACAACGTCGAAGTAGCGGCCCTCGCGCTCCGTGAAGCGGTCCTGGCCGTTGAGCTGGAGCTTGGCGACCTCCACGGGGTTCTTGCCCTCGCACTTGACGCCAGAGGACAGGATAACCTTCGCGAGGAGGTAGTTGGTGGTGGCCGCGAAGACCTCCTCGCCCTGGTCGGAGCCAGAGTCGAGCCAAGACGCACCGCCCAGCGAGGGGCCGGGGTTGACGCCGAGGCCAGGGAGGTAGGGGCCAGAGGGACCGTCGCCAGTGGTGGTGGGGAGCTGGTTGGTCGCAGCACCGCCGCCGAGGGAGCCACGGGCGAGGATGTCCATAACAACACCCTCCGTGGTGAAGTCATCCGTGTAGTTGAAGGGCTGGGTGCCGTTGACCTCCGTGATGAAGTTCTGGCCCGGGGTGCAGTCGACGAAGGAGTCGCGCTGAACAACCCAGACAAGCTCCTTGACGGGGTGGTTGAAGTTCAGCTGGATCTTGTTGCTGGACGAGGTGATCGACTCAGCGCCGGTGTACTGGAGCTGCTCGATGAGGTACTCGTGGGTCTGCTGGGCGAACCGGCGGCGCTCCTCAGTGTCGAGGTAGATGTAGTCGATGTAGAGGGACGCGGCGGTGAGGGACTGGATGGAGGTGGCCGGGGCAGTCGCGCCAGTCTGCTCGTAGTAGCAGCAGTTGATCCACTGCTCGAACTCGACGTTGATGCGAACCTCGTGGTACTGGAGGGCGATGAGCGGGATCGCGAGGCCGGGGTTGCGGCAGAACCAGAACTGGAGGGGGA